ATGATTATGCAAGTAAAAATGATGTGTTTTCGTACATAATTAAAAGGGCCAAACTTGCGGTTGAGAATAGTTACGAAACATCCGGCCAGGCATTTGATATTTTCGCATTAAAAAACATGGGCTGGAAGGACAAGGTTGAAACAGGATTTACCAATAAGGACGGTGAAGATATTTCACCAATCACCGGCATGACAATAAAATAACCCGTCACCTGACGGAATCCAATATCTAAAACCAATATCTTGAAAGTCTGGATACGCACTCCATACAGTACCGAAAAGAACTTAGGCAAAGCATACAATGAGGAAATGGCAATGATCCCGGAAGGGGATGCGGCCTGTTTCATTGATGGCGATGTGATGTTCCTTACACCTGATTTCGGTCAAATTCTCACCAATTACGCAAACAACTTTCCTAATGCAGTTTTAACCTGTTGGACAAATCGAATACACGAATTGAGTAGGGGGCAAAAAATGCAATTAACGCAACCTGACAGTATTAAATCGTGTATTGAAGTTGCAGCAAGGATAAGTGATACTGGCGGATATTTAACAGGAGTTCCCATCACCGGCTCCGTTTCCGGCTTCCTTCTCGTAGTTCCCAAATCGGTTTGGCATCAACATAAATTCACCGAAACAAATAATTACCGCCCGGGCGAGCCTAACCTACTTGGCGTCGATAACGACTTCACCAACCGTGTACGGGCTGCAGGCATACCTATTTTAAGGATGAACGGAATGCTGGTATGGCACTCATACAGGCTATTGGACGGAAGTAAAAAACATTTACAATGACATTTACCAAAGAGCAAATAATCCAGCAGATACAAACCGGTCAGCCCATTTCAATTGTACGGGCAGGAGATGGCGAAGGTATTATCCTGAACGCCATCGAATCGGTTTCTGCCCTGAAATTAGCAACGGAGGCAGTACTGTACCGGCAATTAGGTTTTCACCCTACTGTACCACAGATAGAAGCCATACGGCAGAACTTGATTGATACTTACAATAATTGCGATGTGATTGGCGTGCCGATGCACAAGCAAGACGTAGGGAAGCACTGGAAAAAAGTTGAAGGGATATTATACGACAACTGTACCGCAGCCATACTTAAACCGAAATGTGATATTGATCTGGCCTACCAGATGCTGGATGATAACAGCTATGACCGAATACTACAAAACAGGCGGGTATTAAACTACGTTTCATGCCGTGACCTTGACGAGGGATTCAAAAATAAATGGAATATCGGAACAGTGAATAAATACACCATTGCGCCTGAGGCAAAGTTTACCAGCGGATATGATGGAGAGGTACACTACCCAACACAGTTTAACAAGATTCAGCGCTGGATGGATGTACAGGCGCAGAATTTCCCTGGTTCATTGATGTTTATCGGGGCTGGCGTGATTGGAAAGATTTACTGCAACTGGTGGCGTGACCGTGGCGGCATTGCGATGGATGTGGGTGGTGTGATGGATTGTTGGGCTGGACGGGTGACAAGGGGGCCGGAAAGGGGACTGGATAAAGAAGATTTAACGCATAAGCTATGACAAAGATTTACAGTAATATCCACCCCGAAAAACTCCTGCACATGATTGTCAGGAAACAGGACATACCCAAAGGGCGGGTTAACCTTTGCCCTGATGAGCAGTTTATCCAGTGCGCTACATTACGGCTGCCACAGGGAACAACGTTCAAAGCTCATCAGCATATATGGCACAGGTTTAACGGGGATCGGTTGCCGCAGGAATCTTGGGTCGTGATTAAAGGTTCTGTTAAAGTGTTCTTTTACGATTTAGACAGTACATTGATACATACCGACATTATAGAGGACGGCGAGGCTTCCTTTACGTTTGAAGGGCCACATAATTATGAGATAATGAGTGAGGACAGTTTGGTATTTGAGTATAAGACTGGGCCGTATTCAGGACAGGGAAACGATAAAACTTTTATATGAGCATATTTGAGTATTTAGACAAAAGAAATAAACGCAATCATTTACGCAGATTGCTAAATGAGGCTATTGTGCTTCTCAAGGCAAAAGAAAGCATTGCTCCATTAATTGATAAAAATAACGAGCGATTAGTGTGCAGTTGGGTTGATAGCAAAGAAAAGTTATCTGCCGATGTTCAAAGTATAAAGACTGAATTAATAAAACTTTGTTCAGCATGAAAATAATCTGCACCACATCAAACGCTTATCACCACCTTTTACCGGTGTTCACATACCTGTTCAATAAGAACTTTCCCGATAATGAATGCACGATTGTAGGATATGACAAACCAGCCTGTGACCTGCCAGATAACTTTAAGTTTGAAAGCATGGGCGTACAGGGAGAGCAAAACGAATGGTCAACAGACCTGCGCAAGTACTTTGAAGCGCAATCGGACGAGTGGTTTATCTGGATAATGGAGGACACATTTATCCGGTCAGTAAGTGACGAATCGTTTATTGATTGCTGCGCTTTAATGATGCCGGGAGTGGGCAGGATAGGATTAACGAAAGATATTCAGAACAGGCAGCACACGGTGACGGCTGGTGACATTCTTTACGCCCATCCAGGTACTAAATACCGGTTAAGTACACAGCCGTCAATCTGGAATAAGGAATTTCTGCTGCAGTACTTGACGGATGGGTTAACACCCTGGGAATTTGAAACACAGCCAACGGTTGACGATTGGCATATCGTAACGACAAAGGAACCTGCCATGTGTCACAATGAAGGGGTGAGGCGGTTTGATATTCATGCACTGGATCTAAACGGATTTAGTGCGGAAGAACAGGAACAGATAAAAAAGTTGACCAATGATTAAAATAAACATGATGTGTGGCAAGCGCAACTTTGGGCCGGAATGGTTCCACGTGGACGCTGCGCCGTTTTCCCACATCGGGAATAATGATATAACGCTTAACTCATGGTCAGACGATACGGTCGATCTGCTGTACTGTTCACATGGTATCGCTTACTTCAACCGGGAAGAAATTAAATCCCTATTGCGGGCATGGTTCAGGATACTAAAGCCGGGCGGTGTGTTACGCCTGGCTACTCCTGATTTTAAAATTATCAGCTACCTGCATAACAACGGCAAGGCTGATTTAAGTCAACTGGTAGGGCCTTTATACGGTCAAATGGCAATGGGTGACCAAACTATCCACCATAAAACGGTGTACGATTATCCTGCCTTAGAATCGCTTTTACTGGAATGTGGGTTTAGTCAGATTGAAAGGTACGATCACTGGAATACGGAACATCCAAACACGGGGGATTTTACAGACAAGTACGATGACCATTCAGCGGCTTACGTTAACGGTACTTTAATCAGTTTAAATATACAATGCAAGAAATAACTAAAGAATACATCGCTTCACTCCTGCCCGCTGAACCGGCCCAGATCGAAATAGGCAGCTTTGACGGAAAGGATGCGCAGGAACTGCTTAACGCTACCGGCGCAAAGGAAATATACTGCTTTGAGCCTATTAACGGCAATATCGAAAAGATAAGGGCTTTACAGGATGACCGGATTATCCTTTTCCCGTATGCGGTGAGTTGTTTCAACGGGAAAATATTAATGGCTATCCCTGCAGAACATCCGCAGTCAGCAACATTAAAGGAACCAAAGGAGCATCTAAAGGTGTGGCCTGAAATAGAGTACAACGACACTCAAATGGTTAATGCTACTACGCTGGATAACTGGAACGCCAAAGTAAGGAACGGGGCGCTGATAGATTTCATTTGGTGTGATGTTAACGGGTCGGAGGCTGATCTGATTATGGGCGCTGTAAAGACCTTAGCAATAACCAAGTACCTGTACATTGAGTACTGCGAAAAGGAACTGTTTAAAAAGGCGCTGAACAGGAAGAAATTAATCAAGTCGCTACCCGGATTTGAAGTTGTGGGTGATTACAACTTTAAGGGCAACTACGGGAACTTATTGTTTAAGAATAAAAACAGCAAATTATGGGATGTATAATCAGTGGCACACCCGACCACACCACCATTACCGAATTTGAAAATAAGATAGCGGAGTTTTTCGGCGCTCCGTATGCCGTAGCGGTTGATAGCTGTACACATGGGATTGAGTTGTGTTTGAGGATGGCGAAAGCTACATACATAACCTCTCCAAAACATACTTACCTTTCAATACCTATGTTAGCAAATAAATTAGGTATTGAATTGACTTGGGTAGACCATAATTGGCATGATTGGTATCTTGTTAATGCTCAACAGGAAATTGATATAATTGATGCTGCTGTCTATTGGGAGCGAAATGGGTACATATCAGATACATTCATGTGCCTTTCCTTCCAGTATCAAAAACACCTTTCACTAAACCGTGGTGGCATGATACTTTGCCCTGATAAGGAAAGCGCTGAACAGATAAAGAAGATGAGTTATGACGGACGGCTGCCTGGCATACCGTGGCGGGAACAGGATATTGATACAATGGGCTATCATTATTACATGACACCGGAAACGGCGGCGCTGGGCCTAAAGAAATTACCGGATGCAATATTGACTGTGCCGAGGAAATGGACGGTAGAGGATTGGCCGGATCTTACACAGATGAAAGTATTTAAAAATACCCTATGAAAAAATGTTTTATAACAGGAATTAGTGGAATGGATGGCAGTAATCTTTCCGAATATCTCCTATCACTCGGTTATGAAGTCCACGGCATAATTCGCCGTCACTCATTAAGCGAATCGCAGGATCAAAGGATTGCCAACCTGCCTGTAAAAACCTATTACGGTGACCTGATGGATCAGTCCAGCCTTGAGCGGTTACTGCAGGATATTCAGCCGGATGAGATATACAACTTAGCAGCGCAAAGCCATGTAAGGGTATCGTTTGACATCCCGCAATTTACCTGCTCAACAAACAGTATTGGAGTGCTGAATATTTTGGAAGCGTATCGTAAGTGTTGCCCCACTGCAAGGTTCTACCAGGCATCCAGTAGTGAAATGTTCGGCAGTTCGGTAGATGCGGACGGCTACCAGCGGGAAACAACGCCTATGCACCCTGTAAGCCCTTACGGCATAAGTAAACTATTCGGGTATCACATGGTAAGGAATTACCGGAAGTCTTACGGGTTACACGCCTGCAATGGTATTTTATTTAATCACTCTGGCCCCCGCCGTGGCGAAGCGTTTGTTGAACAGAAAATATGCAAGGCGGCAGTGAGAATTAAATTAGGGCTGCAGGATAGCCTTGAATTGGGTAACATTCATTCCTACCGGGATTTCGGACATAGTAAAGATTATGTGCGGGCAATGCACCTAATACTACAGCAGCCGGCAGATGATTTTGTAGTTGCTACCGGTGTAACTAAAAGCATTGAGGATGTTGTTAATTACGTGTTTGACAAACTGGGCATACCAAAGGATAAATTAATCATTGATCCGAAATATACCCGACCGAATGAACTGGACTACCTGAAAGGGGATAGCTCAAAGATACGGGCGCTGGGTTGGGAGCCAGAATATACGTTTGAAACGTTGCTGGATGAAATGATTGAGCATTGGGTTAGTAACTACAGAAATGAACATGGAATTAGTAAGCAAGATTTTATTAAAAGGGATCTATTTTTTGCATGAACAAAGCCATTTACACAGCCATAATCGGCAACTATGAGGACTTAAAAGAACCTGCTGTTATTCCAGAGGGATTTGAT